GTTGTTAAAACTAAGGATGAAGCACAAGCGATTGTTGATGCAGAGGTTCAAGCAGCGCAAGCTGCGTGGGATGCTCTACCTGATGCTGAGAAAGCACCAGCTAGACCAGAAAACACAAGACCTACTGACATAACATTGGAGGAATAAAAATTAAATGGCTGAGTATAAAGAAATACATGGCACAAAGATTCGGAACTATACGACTAATCCCGATAATCCGATAACGGGAGAGGTGTGGTATAACGATACTGATAATGTATTAAAGTTTCAATATCCTGCTGTAACATCAGCTGGTTCATGGAGAACTGGTGGAACTATGAATACTGCTAGAAGAGATTTAGCGGGAGCTGGTATACAAACATCAGCTTTGGCTTTTGGTGGTACACCTTATTCAGCTATAACTGAATCTTATGACGGCACAAGTTGGACTGAAGTAAATGATTTGAGCACAGGTAGAGTTCTTTTAGGAGGGTCAGGAGCTAGTAATACAGCCGCTTTAGCTTTTGGTGGTTTTACACACCCACCAAGTACACATAGAAATGAAACAGAATTATGGAATGGAAGTAACTGGACTGAAGTTAATAATTTAAATACTGCAAGGTATAGAGTAGCAGGAAGTGGAACAAGTACCTCTACACTAGCTTTTGGTGGTAATTTACCTCCTAATAATGTTTCTGGAGTAACAGAAGAATGGAACGGAACAAATTGGACTGAAGTAAACGATTTAAATACAGCTAGAGAAGGTATGGCAGCATCAGGAAGTACAGAGGCAATGTTAGGTTTTGGGGGTTATGTAGATCCTGCAGGAAATAAAGCATTAACTGAATCTTTTAATGGAACAAACTGGACTGAAGTCAATGACTTAAACACTGCAAGATTTGCTTTAGGTGGATCAGGTCAAGGGACAAACACATCAGCTTTAGGTTTTGGTGGAACTACACCGCCAACAATATATGCAAACACGGAATTGTGGAATGGAACTAACTGGACTGAAACAACTGATCTAAATACTGCAACAGCAAAACTGGGTGCTGGAGGGACAGCCACAAACGCATTAGCTTTTGGAGGAGAGACAGGAAGTGATACAGCCGCAACAGAAGAATGGATAGGTGCAGGTCAACCGGTTGGAGCTTGGGCTACAGGTGGAAATGCTAACACAGCAAGAAGAGATGTGGGTGGATCAGGAACTCAAACAGCAGCTTTAATAACTGGAGGAGCACCTCCTCCTTCAGGAACTAACAGCACAGAAACTTATAATGGGACGAACTGGACAGAAGTAAATAATTTAACTACATCAAGAAGTGGGCTTGCAGCTGTTGGAACCCAACCTTCTACAATAGCTTTTGGCGGATATACAACTACTTATGTTGCTCTTACTGAAAGTTGGAATGGAACTAACTGGACAGAAGTTAATGACTTAAACACAGTAAGAGCTTTTTTTCAAGGAGCAGGAGCAAGTAATACTTCTGCATTAGCTTTTGGTGGAAATGTTCCACCACATACTGCTAATACAGAATTATGGAATGGAACTAACTGGACTGAGGTCAATAATTTAAACACTTCAAGGTATGGTTCAGCAGGAAATGGAATTGCTACAGCTGCGTTAGCTAGTGGTGGTTATAACACTACAGCATTAGCAAACACAGAATCTTGGAATGGAACTAACTGGACAGAAAAACATGATCTTAATACAGCTAGATATACTGCAGCAGGTTCAGGAACATACACTGCAGCTTTAGTTTTTGGAGGAGCACCTGGTTTTTTAGCCAAGACAGAAGATTGGAATGGAGTTAGTTGGGCAGAAGTTGCAGATCTAAGTACAGCAAGATATGGTGGAGGCGGAAGTCCCGCAGGCACATCATCAGCTGCATTATATGCTGTAGGTAGATATAATCCTACAACAGATACTACAGCAACAGAAGAATGGAGTAGTACATCAACATCAATTAAAACAGTAGATACGGATTAATTATGGCATCATACAAAGAAATACTAGGAACAAATATTGAGGTCTTATCATCAGACCCATCGAATGCTATTGATGGACAAGTGTGGTATAACTCAACAGATCAAGTTTTAAAAGGTATGAAAAAAACTTTAGTTGGATCTTGGGCTACTGGTGGAACTTTAAATACGTCACCAGGTAGATTTCAACTTGGAGGAGCTGGAATTCAAACTGCAGCTATAGCTTTTGGAGGAGGAACTCAATGGCCTGGAGTAGGTGTAACCGCTAACACAGAAACTTACAATGGAACTAACTGGACTGAAGTAAACAATTTAAACAGTCCTAGAAGAAACTTAACTGGTTTAGGATTACAAACAGCAGCTTTAGGGTTTGGAGGAGGACCACCTGCACAAGTTGTAACAGAATTATGGAATGGTACTAATTGGACGGAAGTTAACGATTTAAATACTGCTAAAGATAATAATCCTGGAGGAACAGGAATAACAACTGCAGGTATAGCTTTTGGTGGAGAGGGAGGTCCTGGAGCAGTAACCGCAACTACTGAAACTTGGAATGGAACAAACTGGACTGAAGTTAACGATTTAAATACTGCAAGACACTCTTTAGGATCGGCAGGAACTTCAACATCAGCTTTAGGTTTTGGTGGAGCGCCTGGAAGTCCTGTTGGAGCTTTAACAGAATCTTTTAATGGAACAAATTGGACTGAAGTAAACGATTTAAATACTGGTAGTAGAGAAGGACCAGGTGGTTTTGGAGCTAGTAATACTTCCGCTCTTTGTGTGTCTGGTGGAACTGTTAATACAGAAGAATGGAATGGAAGTAATTGGACAGAAGTAGCAAATGTAAGCGCAGCTGTTTCTAATTGTGGACCAACGCAATCTGGAACAACATCTCTTGGTGCAATTTTTGGTGGATTTTCTCCGCCAGGTATAATTCCTAAACAAACAACAGAAGAGTGGAGTGGACCAACAGATACAATAGTAACGTTTACAACTTCTTAAGACTTGTAATATATTTTAAATAGTATATATAAGAAGGAACTATAAAGGATAAAGCTATGAAAAAAGACGTTAAAGAAGTAATACAAGGTGAAGAACCACATTTAAATAATCTATTAACTAAAGAAGATCTATCATCATTTAAAGGTATGGTGGACGAGCTTCGTGATACATGGACAAAGAAACAAATGTTTCGAACAGAAACAGAAGCAAGGTTTTCTGTATTACAAGACAATAGATACCCAACTAAAGCATCAAAGTATTGGCAATGTGTTAGAGAACAATCATCTTACTTAGATAATCTTATGACACTATCATTTGACTACAGAAGAAATGAAGCAAAGATAACTTGGTTAGAAAAAAAAATAGATAAAGAAGAAGATGACTATAAAAGAACTAAATATCAAATAGATTTAGATGAAGCTAGATTTGGTAAAGCTTCTATGGAAAAAGTTGCAAAACACAGGATGCGTGAAATTAAAATGTGGTCTAAATTAAAAGGTGAATTTAACGATGGATCTTTTAATGACAAGGATGTAAACATTCACCAGTTAGAATCTTATGGATTGCAATATCACGAGAAAGCAAAAACATTAAATTCAAATTCTAGTGAAGCTGAGGTATTTAATGTAATGGGTCAATTACAATCACTACAGAGAATTAAAAAATCTGGTGAGTTAGAAAGCAGTTATAAAGAGAAAGAACAGATTACCCAACATGACAAACCCAAAGTTTGATTTTGTATTTTTAGGACAATCGATTTTAAAGTATCAGGTTCCGTTAGATATATTTAACTCTATTAATTATATTTATGAATCTAACTTTCATAATCTAGCCCCTGCTAATGGACAATTAGTAGGTAAGATAGAGAACGAACATTCTTTATTTTATCACGGAGCCGATCAAACAAAAATGAAAAATCATAATAAGCTACCAAGGGATGTAACAAATTATTTTATGGAAATGTTTAAACATTACTTAACATTTAATAAGATAAGAGATTATGATTTACATCTTAACTCTATTTGGGTTAATGAAATGAAACAACACGAATATAATCCTGCTCACGTGCATAGAGGTATGTTATTTACAGGGCTATCTTCTGTAATGATTTTAAAACTACCATCAACATTTGGTAAAGAATACTCAGCAAGTCAAGTTAAACAAAATGGCAGACTACAAATACTAGGTGCAGCTAATGGTCAGTTTGCAAAAATAGATTATCAACCACCTATGGATCTTAGAGATTTTTATATATTTCCATATGACATGAGACACTGTGTATATCCTTTTAATGGAACAAATGAGACTAGAAGAACACTGGCTGCAAATTGTGATGTACAATTTGACCCTGTAAAAAATAGAGGTGTAGCATAATGGACAAACAATATTACATAGATAATCACATAGGGTTATTTAAAAACTTTATGCCAGATCAATTGATAAATGATTATACAAATTATTTTAACAAATGTGAACAACAAGGTGCAGTATATCCAAGACGAGAAGATGAGATGTTAGTATCTGATAATGCAATCGATACTATTAGAGATACTAATGTTCCAATGACTTATAACAACAAACCTTTTATAGATATGTTTTTTAAAGATGTCTATCCTCTGTATGTACAAAAATATTCATACCTAAAAAAATTAGCTACACACAATATACTAGAAGTAAAAATTCAAAAAACTAAAGTAGGTGAAGGTTATCATTTTTGGCATTGTGAAAATGCAGAGATGAAAGCACGAAATAGAATATTAGCTTTTATGGTATATCTTAATGATGTGACTGAAGGTGGAGAAACAGAATTTTTATATCAAAAGTGTAGGTTCAAACCTGAAAAAAATACTATGTTAGTTTGGCCATCACAATTTACACACGTTCATAGAGGCAACCCCCCTCTATCAAACGATAAATATATAATAACGGGATGGGTAGAATACGGATATTAATATGATAACAGAACCAAGATGGAGATCTTTTATAGTAGAAACAACTACACCAATATTTACTCCTAAACAATGTCAAATGATAATTGAAGCAGGAAGAGCTGAACCTAGACAAAATGCAGCTGTTGGAAATCAAAAAGGTATTAAAAGTGGTGTGTTGGATACTAAAACCAGAACCTCGCATATTAGTTGGATACCATTTAAAAAAATGGCTGACATGTATAAAGACATAGAAAAAATTATGAAGACTACCAATGGTAATCATTTTGGTTTTGATGGAATGCAAATAACAGAGATGGCACAATACACAGAATATCCAGAAGGTGGGTTTTATGAATGGCATGTAGATAACGATGTAAACATGCAACACGAACCACCGGTTCGAAAAATATCTATGACTTGTTTACTTTCTCCTGAATCAGAATTTGAAGGTGGAGATTTAGAGTTAGGAGCAGAAGGTAAAGCTGTAAAAATAAAACAAGGTTATGCAATATTTTTTGCATCCTTTATAAGACACAGAGTAACACCAGTAATACGCGGCAACAGAAAATCTTTAGTTATGTGGTTTGGAGGCACACCATTTAAATGATTAAAGCTTCATACTTTCCAACTATTATATATGCTAAGGATGTAAATTTAGACAATAGACTTTTTGAAAGAGAAGTTCTTGCCTGGGCTGATAAAGACAAAGGAGTTAACCGAACTAATATGAATGGCTGGCATAGTACAACTAATATGGATAAGATACCTGTATTTAAACCTTTGGTAGATGAATTATTTAAAATGCAAAGTGAGGTATTTCAAGAAGAGTGGCTAGATAGTGAACCTTTAATGGGTAATATGTGGGCTAATATAAACCCACCAGGTGGTTATAACAGGCCACACTTACATCCAAATTCTCATTTTAGTGGTGTATATTATATTAAAGCACCTAAAAATTCTGGACAAATAGTATTTAACGAACCAAGAGCAACAGCACATATGGTTATGCCGAATAGAAAAAAAGGGGTACCGCCCTCACATCTATGGAGAGAGGTTCGTGTAGATCCGTTAGAAGGTAGAATAATTATATTTCCTGCATGGCTTTGGCACTGTGTTGACCCTAATAAATCTAATGATATAAGAATATCAGTGTCATTTAATTTTATACAGAAAGGGTTTAATGTTTAGAGAGCATAAATATCAAGTAATTAAAAAAGCTCTATCTTATGAAATGGCTAATTTTATACTTAATTATTTCTTACTTAAAAGAGATGCTGTTGCTTTTATGTATGAAAATAATATACATTCACAATCTTCTATCCTGGGAACATGGACCGACCAGCAAATACCTAATACCTTCTCTTGTTATGGTGATTTTGTAATGGAGACTCTTATGGTTAAAATGCTTCCTGTTATGAAACAACATACAGGACTAGATTTGATACCAACTTATTCATATGCTAGAGCTTATAAAAAAGGTGATATATTAAAAAGACATAAAGATAGACCTAGTTGTGAGATATCTTGTACACTTAATTTAGGAGGAGATCCTTGGCCTATATTTATAGATGGCACAGGATCTAATAATGTAATAGATGAATACAAAAATATCCATAAACCCAACGCTCCAGCAGGGACGAAAGTCTTGCTTGAAGTAGGAGACATGCTAGTATATAGTGGATGTGAACTCGAACATTGGCGAGAGCCTTTTGACGGGAACATTTGTGGTCAAGTATTTCTACATTATAATCATG